GGGGGGATCCCCGGCTTATATCCGTAAAGCCATCACATGGAACGCAGCCGCTGCAGGCGCTATGGACGATTCGAACGCCCCGGTTTTTGACGTTCCTGCATCCACAACAGTGGCCTATGTCGGCTTCTGGTCGGCGGTAACCGTTGGGACATTTTACGGCGCGGCGGACGTGACGGATGAAGTATTTGCGGCGCAAGGGACGTACACTCTGACCGATGCAGACCTCGATTTAAACGTTTAGTGGGGTCTTATATTCCCCGATACATCCTCATTACCGACAAGATGAGGATTGTCGAATATGACGGCAAAAAACTGATTGGAGAATGTCTTCGGTGCGGGAAATGTTGCCAGATACTTCGACGGTGTGATTGGTTAAGGGTGGAAAATGTGGACGGCAAACCACAGCATTGCTGTGAATTTTACCATAATCGACCCATAAGGTGCGCGATCTGGCCATGTCCGGGCGATCCGATACCTGATGGATGCGGCTTCCATTACGAGGGATAAATGGGTGGAGCAGTTTATACACCAAAACAACAAAACTGGCATTGGTACTCCGACGCTTTGGCGGAGCCAACGGCGGCGCAGTCCCTTGCCAATGAAAACGTAAAGCCGACCCTGCCTGACAACACGAGCATCATTAGGCTCCGTGTCTGTATTAACGAAACAGGAGGCAAGGCTGACAACAGTGTTGCCATTGAGCTGCAATACTCGACGAACGATGCGGATTTTACGGCGTTTGGAGCGGCGAACCACTGGAATTACGCCAACGGTGCGGGCACGGAAGGCAATGCCGTCACCACTCAGTTACTTACCGACGCAACGACTAAAAACGAATATTGCGAGTCGGGAACGAATGTCGTTTTAATCGGGGCCAGCACCACGAACGAATTGGACATCGCCATTCAGCCGACAGTGAATGTTGGGGCCAGCACCACTTATTATTTCCGGGTCATTGGCGATGGCACGGTGATTCCCCTCAATACCGCAAAGACACACCCCCAGGTATTAACCACCGTTCAAAACAAAAACGGTACTGCCTCAATCTCTGGGGGCGGTTCACAATCAGGGATGGCTGCCAAGAGCGGTAAAGGTTCAGGACTGATCTCTGGTGCGGGGATACTGGCTGCCGTCGGCATAGCCGCCATGATAGGCATTGCCTCCATTTCCGGCGGGGGAGCACTCGCGGCAACCGGGCAGAAGGCAGCGGCGAGCACTGCCGCAATCGCCGGCGGCGGCGGGCTGGCTGCAACTGGGACGAAAAACGGCGCCGCCGGCGAAAAGATAAAGATAGGCACGGATAGTGTCGTCAAAATATATTACGGAGTGGCTGAAGTAGTGAAAGTATATGTAGGCTCTGAGCTTATATATCCATAAAGAGGTAAAACGAAATGCCAAATCCAAAGAAGAATGAAGACCGCGCCTCTTACATCCACCGGGCCATGACCGAAATGATGGGCGTGGAGGGGATGAAGAAGCGGCAGGCGCTGGGCAAGGCTTACGGCTTATGGGACGCTTATATGGGCGGCGGCAAGAAAAAGAAGGCATTGGGCGCCTCACTGAGACTAATGACATGACTTTTACCCTGTCCGACATAAAGACCGCCTGGAAATCTTACCAGGAAGCGAAGTGCCTCTGTGTCTTAAAAAACGGGGCCTGGGGAAAGAGGGTGTTAAAAAGTATAGAACGTATTGGTAAAATTGAGGGTACGCGGGCAGAGGTCAGGGATCTGAAATCAATAATGGGATTTCCCGAGTATATGGAGAAGGAATGGATAAAGCCACAATAGTTGATGACAATCAAAATGTTTCAAGCATCGTTGACACACCCGATAATGGCGAGTTTCAACCATTGGTGGATCACTGTATGGATTTATATGACAAATACAGCAAGTCCGTGTACCGCAAGAATAAGATTGTGGAAATAGAGCGATCCCGAAAGGTTTACGAACAGCTTCAAGAAAAGACAGACTTCCCTTTCAAGGATGCCTCAAACCTTATATTGCCGCTTTTGATGATAACCGTTGACAATTTAGAGCCTCGTATTGTTGCGGGATTGGTTGGCAAGGAGCCGATTATCAACATGGAGCTGGAGGGCGGCGGCCACGATGAAATGGTCGACATCCAAAAGGCATGGTTTAACGGCGAATTGAAGAATGTTGTAAACATCAAGGCCGTGGCTATGCAGATAATTCATGACCTGCTGCTTGACGGCACGGTTTATCCGGTGCCAAAGTATGAGACCAAAGATACTTTGAGACGCGACTTTGTTCGCCAAAGCGGGATCACTGCGCAGATTATGCACAAGGTTCGCACTTTATTTAGCGATGGCGGCCCGGATCCGCTTGTTATTGGCCAGGACGGCTTGCCCGTCATGCAGGATGTTAAAGAGTCGTTGTTTGATGGCGGAAAGATCGAGTTGGTCCCTTTTACGGACATTTATTGCCCGGATGATGCAGGTACTGTTGATGATTGGGAGCAGTGCGATAAAATAAGGCGCGTTCGGCCTACCTATGGCGAGTTGATGAGTAATCGGAATAAGTTAGGATATATGAACATAGGAAATTGGCTTATTACTCACAAAAAAGGTCGAGATGCTTCTGAAGTCGGAGGGTCTGGTAATCCGCAATCACCTACACAAAAGATAGCGTCCGCGAATATAACAGGGGCTGAAACAATATCTTGTCTGGAATTTCATATAAAATACTATATCAATAAAGACGAAGATAGGGAAGAAACGGAACAGACAGACTTCACCGAAGACCAGTTGATTGTAACCATTGCGGAAGATTCTAAAATCATTATCCGAGTGGTTCAGCAACGGGAATTAAATATGAATAACGAAACCCTTGTTAAACGAATCCGATTAAACCCGGAAAACGGACGGTCATTCGGGACCGGTATTTACGGTAAGATAAAAAGCAGTCAAGACGGTGCCAGCGAGATGATTAACGTCATTATCAATTCCGCGTATATTCTGATGATGCTATGGTATTTTTATGACGATAGCTCCGGTTTGGCAGGCGAGGTTGAAATCTTCCCCGGCGCAGGGATTAAAGTCGACAGCGTCAAAGGCATTCTTTTCCCAACTATCAATATCAGGCCAGACCAATTCCTTGATATTATAAATCTTTTCATCAATTTATGGGAGCGCTCCGGCAATATTGCCAATAATCAGGTCGGGCGGCAGCGCGATAAAGAGACAACCGCAACGGAAGTTCTGGCAGATATCCAGGAAGCAAACATTAAGTTTGATTATCAAGCTGAAATCACGCGGGATGAATTTATAGCGGTCCTTAAGACGCTATATGATTTATATTACCAATACATGCCTATAAATAAAACATTTCTATATGGGGGGAAACAAGTTCGCATCCCTCGTCAGTCCATGAAACGCAATTTTAAGTGGACGCTAACAGGATCAACGGGCTTAGCAAACAAACTGGTTGAGAGAAAACAGGCAGAGGATTTGATGAAAATGACTGCGGGGAACCCATTGATAAATCCAATACAGATAACGCAAGACCTGTTAAAGGCTTACGATAAGACAGATATTGAGAAATACCTTAATCCGCAAGTGAATGCCATGCTCCAAGCGTTTATGCAGAACCCGGAAATCGGGCAAGTAATTCAGAAGTATTTACAGACAAAAACAGAAACAGTTCAAGCCATAAAGGGCGGGGGTAGAGAAGATGCAGCTTGATTTCACTTCGGAAGAACTGATGCAATATCGCGCTATGGAAATGGTGGCGGCTATCCCCTTTATAAGGGATTTGCTAAACAATAACACCAACCCCGATTATATACGGGGCGCGATGGGCATGATAAAAAAGATATTAGCGATGCCCAATGCTCTTGCGAAAACTCCTGAGCAGAAGGAAATAGCACAGCAGTTGACGACAAAGACGATGGAGCTTTTTGAGAAGAAGTTGTTGAGGGCAGTGGTCGAAGATGAGTAAAGAGTCCAAACAGATCATATTTACCGACGATCAACTTATAGACATCATTGAACAAAATATAGGCGATAAGGAAGTTTATCGAAACGTTCTTCGCTGTAAGAGAGAACAAGTAAAAAACGGTGTGGATGAGATCAAAATAATTGAAGCATTACAAGCGCTAAAGGGTGTTGAAAGGAAATTACAGGGACTTTTAAAGTAAAAGAATAGCTTACAGCTCAATTTATAAACGAGACCAAAGGCGGTTTTCCAGAAATGGAAGCCGCCTTTTTTATTTTGCACCCTGCCAGTCGGGCGATAAAGACTGAGAATCACATAGTTAGGAAGTGCGACATGGAAGAAAAAAGATGGTTCCACGGATTATTGAAGCCTTTATTAAATCAGCGCGGCGTCATTGGCGATGATGACGATAAATCCGGCGGAGACAAAGACGACAAAGACGATGAAGGCGTCGGAGACAAAGACGATGAAGTTCAATTCCTTGACGAGATTCACTTTGAAGACGACGAAACCGGTAATGAGGAAGAAAAAGCGGCAAAAGCAAAAGAAGGCGCCGACAAAGACAAAAAGCCCGAACCAACTGAATCAGAAAGGCTTCAAACGGAAATAGCGCAGTTGCGGGAGGATAAGAAAAATCTTAACAAGGCTCTTCATGACAAGCGTTTTGAAAAAAAGCAGCAAAAGGAAAAAGATGAAGCGCCCGTTCTTACAGATGAGCAGCTTGTGGCGATTCTGGAAGAGCACAAAGACGACCCCCGGGTTTTGCTGAATGCCATCAAGTATCAGGCGGAGCAGATTGCCAAAGGCGTCAAGAAAACCGTCATGGATGAGACGGAGATAAAAGCAAAGCAAAAGGAAATTGACCAGTTTTTAAGAAGTCGTTACCAGGATCTTTATGTTGACGATTCCGAGATGAGAACGACGGTTGATAAGACAAAAGATGTTCTGGGTTTGGGCGACAATCCTTTTGGCGATTACCTGGCCACTGGAGTCCAGGTCCTTAATAATCTTGAAGGTATCGTGAAGCATTGGTATGAGGAAGGCAAAAAGGCGGCAGATAATGAGGTGATTGATAGAGCGCGAAAAGGGCAGATCAAGGACGGGCAACTTACGCCGAGCGGGAAACAGGGCAATAAAGATAGCGACGGCGGGTTGACTCCATCACAACTTGAAACTGCCAAGAAGTTGGGATTTAAGACTCCCCAGCAAATAAAACTTTATCGCGATCAGATACTTGCAAGTAAAAAATCAAAGGAGAATTAAATTATGGAAAACGCGGCCAAAAAACCAATAAAAAAAAGATACAAGCCCGTCAGGGTATATCCCAAAGATATAGAGGCTGAGCAAGAAGTAAAAAAAGCAGCAACGGCATTGACGCCGGAAGAACAGGCTATCGTCAACCGCGCCTCGAAAATGACGACGTGGCCGGACGAAAGCGAACGCGCGAGTATCGACTACTCGCTGATGCGGGACAGGTTCCGATTTCCTGAACCTTGTTACAAAAAGATGGAAAGAAAACAATTTGCCTTCAGGTGGATTACGCGAACACCTGAACGCATTGATGAAATGCGGAGTAATCCGGTTCCGTTCCGTTGGGAACTTGCGAACCGAGCAAATACGCCATTTCTGGCAGAATTTATTGACAAGACCCTTGGTTGTGTTGTGAGACTTGACCAGATTCTTGTTTACCGCCCGTGGTGGATGCACGAGGAAGAGCTTGACTATGACCGCCGTCTGGCAGAAGGAAAAGATCGTCCCATCACTTCAAAAGATGGAGAAAACCGCAGCGACGTAGAGTTTATTGCGAGCGCAAGATCAGGAGAAGCAGATAAGAGGACGCGCGCCGAAATCGGGAGCGCGGCTATAATTTCAGGTGATGCGGAAGACGAAGACTCCCCCATGTATGAACGCGGCGGGGGTTATGATGACTTTGAACCGGCATCGCCTTAACAAATTGAAAGGAGATTAGTTATGGCTAACAATGATGTTCCCCACGGCTTCCAGCCCTGGGGACCGATTTGTCGCGCTCGACTTTATGCCGTGCCGACTGCCCCTACGATAGCCTTTTATCATGGCGATTTAGTACAGGCAGAAATCACGGCGGCGGCAGTGTCTAAATTTTTAGGAGCTGGCACCCAGATCGAAGACGATGCAATAATCCAGGCGGCTCCGGGGCAGACGATTCATATTCTCGGAACCGCACTGGCTGTTTTTGACCACAATATGGACCCGCTACTTTACATGCCGGTAGGAGCGGTAGGAGACGGAACAACGGCCGGTTATTTATTGGTCGCAGATGATCCTCATCAACTATACGAAGCGCAAGGCGATACGGCATTTGCATTGGCAGACCTCGATCTGAACTATAACGTCACATCAGTGGCGCTTAATGCAGGCGACACTGCCACCGGAAGGTCAAGACAGGAAATCGCTATTGCTTCCGCCGCTGTCACCGTTACGCTTCCGATCCGTCTTTACGGTCAGGCGTATCCCGATGTTGATGTTTACAGCGCGGTCGGTTGCAGAATGATCTGCTCAATTAACCCCCTGTGCCATTATTATGGCGCCGGTATAGCAGTCTAAGAAAGGAGGGAATGCACTATGTGGACAAGATCGAGATTTTTGAATGAATACGTTCCCGGCCTAGCGACGGTTGCCATAGATTCGTATATCAACAAGCGGGCAGAGAAAATGTTTGGCGCTCTTTGCACTATAAAGGATAGCGCCAAAAAGAAGGAAGAGGATGCCATCCGTTCCGGGTTGGGCGTTCTGGTAAGAAAAGGCGAAGGCGCCGGGGTGAGTTACGATACTCAGATCGGCGGCGGTAAACAAACTTGGATCCATGATGTATGGGCATTGGCTTGCCGCATCACCGAAGAGGCCATGGATGATAACCTTTATGAACTCAATGGCGGCGGAAATGGCGAAGACTTGAAGGAAATCGCTGAAGACTTAGGACAGTCGGCGGCAGAAAACCCGGAAGTGCTTTGTGCAAGGTTCTTTAATTCTGGCACGGCCACAACCTATCATCAAACCCGGTTCAGCAAGGCTCTTTTTGCTACGGATCATCCCCGACTTGACGGTTCTACTTATTCCAACAAGGGAACGCAAACAGACCTGACATATTCAACTTTCTGGGCAAATCTGGTGACTGCCGAGAACCAGTATGATCACCGTCAGAACCGGATCATCAAAAAAGTGAGTAAGCTTTGGGTGCCTCCGCAGTTGGAGCGAAACGGTCTGGAAATCCTGAAATCTACGGACAGGCCGGATACTGCTAACCGGGCAATAAATGCCTATGC